GTTCTTCAATTGTTTCCAGCACAAACTCGACGGACGATGCTTGAACGTACATTAGACGGCTCAAATCGCAGTCTGCTGCCTTTAAAAAAGTTGGATCGATTGCTGACTCGGAGTCAAAATATACAACGAGCTTGCCCTGTTTTTGGGCGTTTGCTGCAATTTGTGCGGCCATATAAGATTTGCCCGTGGATTCTAATCCTGCGATTTCTGTAACTTTGCCAACGGGAATGCCGGCGCGTTGGCCTTTGCAAATAATGGAGTCCAACCAGCGTGAGCCGGTGGGGATCCATTCTTTAACTGAGGTGGGGTTATCGCCCGTTAAATCGTGTGCGACATTTCTTCCTGCCTTTTTATTCACTAATTTCATCAGATCGTGTAAGGCAATACGACCTGCTTTCGTTTTCTTTTTCATAAAGCCCTCTTTAAAAGTGTGGCAGAGTATTTAACCCCCGCTCTGCCATCGGTACCAGACGCACCTAATTATTATTAGCCACTCATCAATTCATCGAAGGCACGGTCTACATCGCTCTTACCATTTGCGGCGCCGTACTTGGCTTTTTCAGATGAGCGACTTTCAGCGGAAGAATTTCCGGAAAGCTGCTCATCCAAGATTGCGTCGACCTGGGATGCACTGAGACGATCAAATAGACCATCAAAGTCAGGCATGCGATCGAGGAGGGCGGGGATCGCGTCTGCCTCTTCCAGGAGGGTGGACGTGTTTCGACGCATCTTGAGGTTTGTCTGAGGGTATGCTCCAGGCTTGGTGGGCTTCGTATAGGTAAGGGTAATGTCCGTTCCCTCCTTGATGTCGGTGACATCGCCATACTCGGGATCCAAAATGTATCCCAAAAGCAACTCGTAAGCCTGCTTTCCGTAGCCGTAGACCTTAATTCCCTCGTCTTCACGACCACGCACAACAACAGGCGAGAAATAGCGAGTGCGTACAAAGAGACTCTTCGCAAGCTTCTTGCTCTCCTCATCGTTGTTGTCAACTCCCTCGCGCCAGAGCGAAGAAGCAAATTCACAAATGGGGCAGTGCTCGCCAAAGTTGCGCTTTGGACACATAATGCCACCACGATGCTCTCCCACATTATAGTGGAAGAACATTTCCTTAAGCGGATCGCCATCGTTTGTCGGCACGATCCGAATATCGGTGTCTCCCTCATCTGGCCTAAACCAGACAGAGTTTTCACCCTTGTTTCCTTCGCCGCGAAGGGATGCGAGCTTTCGTCGCATCAGTTCCATATCGATTCCCATTTTAGTTTTCTCCTGTTGTTGGGTAAAGCATATCAAGCGTTCCTTGATATCTAATGTAACACACTCAACTTAGCCTGTCAAGTGTAATTTTGAATTGCGTTAGTGTGGGCAACGCAGAGCCCAAAGTCTTGATGTTCTGTTTCATAAATTGCATATGAAATACGTCGAAATGTATTGCGAGGTTTCTCTTTAAGCATGTCGACAATCTTTTTATGCAATCCTCCTTCCGTTTCTAACCTTTCTTTATTGATACATAAATAATAACATATGTCTCGCGACATGTCAAGCTCATAAAACCACTTTTCTTCTAAGTTTTTAATATTAACAGCCCCGTAAGTCCTAATGCGATTAATCTCAAGCGGCTTAGAAGTCATGCCTATCTCTGGCTCCGCATGATTAAAATAATTAATATAGTGGACCGTAGAAAAAATTGAATCATTAATCTTGTCATAATACAACTTAATCGGCACACCTCCAATTGACTTTTCTATCATCACATTTGAAAAAGTAGTAAAACTGTTAAATAGGCCAGATCTAGCATATTGTTGTAGAACGCTGAAAACTGCTTTGTCAACAAGTTTCGGCACACCAGTCATCAAGTCAGAATCGGGGCGAATATAAAAAATATCAATTTTTTTATCTTTAATTTGTTCCAAAATACCCAAAGAATAGTTTGAGCTATACGAAGAGCCAACAATAATGAATTGTATATGCTCATCGATATCTGCAAAAAATTTTTTTACATCGGGAATGTTTTTTTCATATTGTTCAGGCTCATCATAAGGCTTTAATTTAAATTTATATTTTGAACGTCTCTGGAGGCCATCATTCATGACATAAACGTTGTAGTTCTTTGTCTGTTTGAACTTTTCTGCAATCTTTGATGCGGCAGAACCCAATCCTACAATTGATATCATAGCTTTATCTCATTTAGATTATAATAATCCTTGCCAGCTCGAAAATTCGACATGTAGCCATCTTCAAACAAATCTCTCATTCCCGTCACAATGCCCCGATCTTCATCAGCATAATCAATTACGATTTCATCATGAACGATGTGCGAAATAAATGACTTCTTGCCTTCCAAAAGCTGATCAATCAAGACCGCTTTTTCCAAAACACGATCTGCTGTCGTGCTCTGAATTAAATAGTTTAAGGCCTTTCTCTGTTCCACTTTGATCTTTCGTCCATATGGTGTATGAATATAACCATCTATATAGTGCTTGTCAAGAACTTTTTTGCGATCATAATAATCTGATTCAATATCATTAGACTGAGGATTATAAAGCCATGCGAAGAAATAGAGCTTTGCTTCTTCTCGCGTCATTTCTAAATCGTTGATAACATTCTGAATATTCCATTCGTGGACATCGTAAGGTGGCTGCTCTTGGCCGCACAAATCTAGTAGTGTGCGAATTTCTGCGCCATTATAATCAAGACTCATTAACAGATCATTATGAGGCTTTATTATACGCCTCAGTTCTTTCTTGAGAGTCAACATCGGAAACGATTCGGAATGAGTGGTGAGCCTTCCTGTGATTGTTCCAAACATATTGTAATCAATTGTTTTATAGTTCTTCATCAGTTCCTGAATCTTCTGGCGATTCATCGAAGAATAAAAAAGATGTTTGCAATCTTCACTGTTTAAGTTTAACCTCTGATATCTAATCTTATGCAATAGCTTATATACACTATTGAGATGATCATAGTTCTCGGGCTTCTCGTAGTTCTCGAATACGTGCTCTGTAATTTGATTTTTGATCTCGCAGAAGCGCACAAGAAAATCATGAGGAATCAAATCAAATACACAATGATCCATCATGTTGACTTTCGCAATCGAGAAAGACTTGAGATATGCCTTCATTTTTCTGCGGACGGCTTGAAGTTCGTTACACAAATCTTCTGGGCAGCAATCGGCGATAGGGCGCCCTCCAGCGCGGATCCAGGCATACTCTACCGCTGGGTCTGTGATAGATGCGCTATAGCGCCATGTCTTTGCTAGGTTTGTTGGAAAGTCATCAAACGACAATTTGCCGTCTGCGTAAATTCCAATACATTCTGACTTATCGTCAAGCGCTTGGAATATCAATAACCACCTCCGCCACCAGTAACCGTAATTGCTGCAATTTTTTCTTCTTCGAAGGCTTCTCGTAAATATGCATCATGATGTCTACTATGATAATCGAAAGAACCATTTTTGTCAATAGTTGATGATATAATTCTTTCAAAAATTGTCATCGGCATTGATAGTCCTTCAGATTCACGTAGTCTCATACAATCTGTGATTAAGGCCTCTCGTTCGTTGTCTGGCATTTCTGGCTTTTGTTCATAAATTCTTAATCTCATATAAAAACGCAAAAGGCTTTCAATAGAAATATCATTAAAAAACGTTTGTTTAGTATATTTTTTTGGCCTTTTAACAGTTTGTGTGACTTTTCCGCTATCACAGTATATTCTTTCAACATACTGTTCGCTTATACACAAATTATAAAGCTGCAAAATGTCATCGACTATTGTTGCCAAATATGTTGAAGTTGCAAGAGAAAAGCCTAAGCCCAGAAGAGGGTACCCGCCAATATATATTGCTGTGTCCTTATTAGCCTCTCTTATCATTATTTCTGAATTAATATCGGCGACTAGTCGCCATGGATATTTTTTATCTACCATAAAACCATAAGAGTTGCACACATTTAAGTAATATGGCCAATTTGGGCTATTAAGAAAATTTTCAACTTTGGCAAGGTCGTTAGAATATTTTAAATCTGCTATTTCAATTGCCAAGCCTGTACACATAACATCGCAAAATCTACTTTTAATAAAGCTTGGATATGTAAAGGGCACCTCTGATATTGACTTAAAAATTTCACCTTCCAAAATAGTTAAAAATTGTGATAAATTTGTTAGCTGTTCTGGGCGAGCTGAAGATCTAATTGCTTTGGCGATTTGTTCGAAATAAACATTTTTATATTGTCGATAGAGCACTATAGGACTTTCATAACCCCGGTAAACAGATAGATTAGACAGATACTTTTCATTTGGTGAAATATGATTACGCATGGCATCTTTATCGAATTGTGCGGCCATGGCATCAAAAACTCTAACTACGAAACTGAAAGCTCTTTGGGGCTGCTGTGCGGTGTTACTTTTTCTAAACACAGCTAAATTTCTTACATTGACCATTGAAATCGGTATATGATCTACACTCATTCTTCCATAAAATATAAATTCGCCAAAATTAAAGTTCCTGAAATTACCGGCGCCTGCACTGCCGGCGCGACTTTCATAAACAGCTTTCTTGTAAAAAATATCATTCGTTTTGTCAAAATTATTTTGCATTAATTCAAGTTGATCATCATTTTTTATCATATTTGTTTCCTCTTTCTTTAAAGCAAGTTATCACCTTCTCCTGGTGGCTGCGGAAATTCTATTTAGGAAGCGGGTACAATCAATGCCGGCTTCGTCTTCGGTACCGTAAATCTCATCAACCACATCCGCGTTGTTACCTGCCGCTTCTCTTTCGTAAAGCTGATTAACCCACTTTGCTTCAATTGAGCTTTTGCATGTTC